AAAAGGAGGAATTGAACAAATTGAAGCACGTATTGAAGAATTACAGCAACAAATCAATAAAGCAACAACGCCGTTCGAAATCGAAAAACTTCAAGAAAGGCTCGCGAAATTCACAGGAGGAGTAGCTATTATCCATGTAGGTGGAAATACTGAAACTGAAATGAGAGAGAAGAAAGATAGAGTTGATGATGCATTACATGCAACAAAAGCTGCTATTGAAGAAGGTATAGTACCTGGAGGTGGAACAGCATTACTATATGCTTCATCAGGTATAGAAGTTAATTCTACTGGGGCAGCTATCGTAAAACAAGCATGTACCAAACCATTTAACCAAATTTTAGTTAATGCGGGTTATGATGCAGTTAAAGGACAAATTATAGCTGATGGGATAGTTAATTCAAGTAATGATGGTTGGTTAGGATTTGATATTAAAACAGATAATACTGTTGATATGAAAGAAGCTGGTATTATTGACCCAACAAAAGTAGCTAGAACAGCTTTACAAAATGCAGCTTCAGTTGCAGGAACAGTATTACTAACAGAATGCACCGTAGTTGATGAACCTAGTGATGATAAACAACAACCACAAATGGATCCAATGATGGGTATGGGAATGTAAATTAATAATTAATAAATAAATAAAAAAGAGAATGACAAAACAAGAAATTTTTGAGGTAATTGAAGAAAACTTTAATACCTTAGCAGCAGAACACGTAGGAACTACAAAAGCAAGTCAAGGACGAGCTAGAAAAGCAGCACAAGCTATTAAAAGAGTAATTACAGATTATAAAAAGGCATCTGTGGCTGAGTCAAAATAATTTCGTATATTATGGCTACAAAGATTGAAGAGAAAAATATCCTAATCGCTCGGAGAGTTCCTCCGGGCGATAAATGGAGATTAGTTGCAAATGAACCAGATGGTCCTACACATAAAACATTAACTGATACTTTAGAAGCCTATATGGTTAAAACAGGGTTTAAAGGCCATTACAGATTAGAACCATTAAAAAGTAGTTTATACGCAATTGATTCAACAGAAACAGAAGTAATACCAGAACCAGAAAAGAAATATTCAATATATGGCGAGTTTGGACAATAGTTTATTAGTAGAAAAATACCGACCAAGTAAGTTAGAGAACTATGTTGGAAACGAGACTATCAAAAAATCTATATCAAAATATTTAGAACAAAATGATATTCAAAATTTAATATTTTATGGACCAGCAGGAACGGGCAAAACAACCCTTGCAAAAATCATCGTTAAAAACCTTGATTGTGACCACCTTTATATCAATGCCTCAGATGAAAGAGGGATTGAGACTATTAGAGATAAGGTACAAAGCTTTGCAAGTGTGGCTTCGTTTAAACCACTTAAGGTTGTCATTTTGGATGAGGCTGATTTTCTTACTATCCAAGCACAAGCTTCACTCCGTAATATCATTGAAACGTTTTCGCGTACTACTAGGTTTATAATGACTTGTAATTTTGTAGAGCGTATTATTGATCCTCTACAATCAAGATGTCAAGTACTTAAAATTATACCTCCAACTAAAAAAGATGTTGCTAAACATTTAAATTGGATCTTACAACAAGAATCAATTGAACATAATATAAATGATTTAGTACCTTTAGTTAATCAGTATTATCCTGATTTACGTAAATGTATCAATACTATACAGTTATCTACGTTAGATAATACATTAAAACTAGATAAATCAATACTAGTATCGTCTAATTATATAGATAAAGTAATTAATGCCTTATCAGAGGGATCTAAACATAATAAAATAGATTGTTATAATGATATACGTCAAATTATAGCAGATGCTAATATAGATGACTTTGATGAGTTATTTAAAGCATTATATGAAAGAGCATCTGAATATCTTCTAAATAAAGAAGGCACAGTAGCTATTTTAATAAATGAACACCAATACAAAGCAAATTTCCGTATCGACAAGGAAATAAATACAATGTCGTTAATTCAAAATTTAATAAATAATAAATAATTATGCAACAACAAGTTCAACAACCACCAATTGATTTAAAAAACACAACATCTATCGAAAATTTTGATGGGGGTGTTTTATTTACCCAAGGAGTATTATTAAGAACAGTATCTAAATTTGTAATGGGTACAGATGAAGATGCACTTTTACCTATTCCTGTATTTTATGATGCAACAAGTAAAAAAATACTAGAATCATCAATTCCAAAAGAATTAAGAGAAGAATATAAAGATCATATCCTTTAATGAATTCTATCTTTGATTGGTTAAAAGCAATTAATACCACCAAACCCCCAGTTGAATCTTTTACAGATAAAGATTGGGAGGTTTGGAATAGTTATATGGTTCATAGGTTTATATCTATGAACCCTGACTATATTGAAGTGGTTAATTATGTACAAGATTTTCCTCCTCAAGAAAAAAGAATGATATATTCTATTTACAAAGAGTTTATTCCTAAAAATAATAAATGGAGTAAATATATTAAATCTAAGGTAAAACAACCAAATAAAGATTTAGTAGACCATATTAAAAATTATTTTGAATGTTCCAATAAAGAATCAAAAGAATATATAAATATGTTGGCTCCCGTAGAAATAAATCGTATATTATCGAATAGAGGATTAAATAAAAAAGAAATAAAACCCCTACTAAAATGACAAAAGAATTATACAACATGTTTATGACTTCTGCAGAAGCAGATAAAGCTAAAGCATTGTTATCATTAGATTTATTAGGTAATAAAGGAGTTGGTATTGGTGACCATTCAACAGGAGACTTTTATAAAAATGCTGAGGAAGCGCTTTTAATGTTAGTTGATGCTGATGACAGAATTACTTGTCTAAACACATATTACAGTAAGTTTAAATCAAAATCACAAATTAATGGGTAGTTCAATAACTAAATATGAAGAAATAATGAGCGATAGAGAAATTATGGATGCTAAATCAGGTGTTTCATCAAAATTAACAATTAAGGTATTTGAAAAAGAATACCCTGAATTATCTAAAGAATTTAAACAAATTCAAAAAGAAATGTATGAAATGTTTGCAGCTAAACATATGGATTATGGGTTAAATAACATTGCTTTAGGTGGAGATATCGTTAATAATAGCGATGACAAACAATTTTCACTAACTGGGTTATGTATTAGGTTAACTGATAAAATATCACGTTTAAAAAACCTATTAATTAATGGTAGATCATTTGTTGAAGGTGAAGGTATGCAAGATACTTTTATAGATATAGCTAATTATGGAATAATAGGTTTACTGGTTGGTAGAAATAAATGGAAAAAATAGTTTGGCGAAAAAATTACCTAAAATAGTAAAGGAAATAAGGAATAATCCTCCATCACCTGTTAATTATGCATATCAAAAGAATATTTCATATTCTCAGATGTCTATATTTAGAGGATGCCCCCATCGTTGGAAACTACAGTATAAAGATAAAATCAAACGGTTTACATCTTCTATCCATACTGTATTTGGAACAGCTGTCCATGAAGCGATGCAACACTATTTGGATGTAGCATATGAAAAATCTTTTGCAGCGGCAGATAGAGAAATAAATATACAAGAATATTTCCAAGAAAAATATATAGGTGAGTATCAAAAACAATACAAATCAAACAATTCAGAACATTTTTCGGATGCAACTGAAATGAGAGAATTTTTTAAAGACGGGGTTGCAATTTTAGAATGGTTTAAGAAAAAACGTAGTAGATATTTTAGTAAAAAAGGTACATATTTAGTAGGTTGTGAAATACCTATTGTAGTCGCACCAAATAAAATGTTAAATAACATATTATACATGGGGTACCTTGATGTTGTTACATATCATGAAGCAACAGAGACATTTAAAATAATTGACATAAAGACAAGTACTAGTGGTTGGAATGATTATGCTAAAAAAGATGAAAATAAACAATTCCAATTATTATTATATAAACAATATTTCTCAGAGCAATATGGAATACCTTTAGATAAGATTGAAATTGAATTTTTTATTCTTAAAAGAAAAGTATTAGATCCTGATGATGAAAAACTCATGTCACCATACCAGGCTTATAGAGTACAACAGTTTGTTCCACCAAGTGGTAAAATTAAATTATCAAGAGCAAAAAATGCTATTAATGATTTTATTAATGAATGTTTTAACTCAAGTGGAAAGATAAAAGAAGCAGATTATCACAAATCACCCTCTAAATGGAATTGTAATTTTTGCCCTTATAGTA